CTAAAACGACACCCACCTACTTACTGCGCCTTGCGGCTTTTCAGCGTAGATGGTCGTGCTCTCCAAGCTCAGCTTGGAGCCGCGTAGCCGACTGACCAGCGTCAACGGTCAGCCCTCTGGTAATTCCGCCTGCGGTTCAGAGGTTAAACGGTGTTGCGAGTGCCTTCGGGCCACTCGCGACGCTAAGCAGACGGTCCATAATGGCCTCCAGTTGCTTCGGGTTCGGTACGGTTTACCGTACTGCGAACTTCCGGACTGTGAGGTCTCTGAACTCGGCCGCTTGCTCTCTTTTCTTTTGCTACAGGGGAAGGAGCGTCCCTCTGTAGCGTTCCCGCGCGCGCAGCGCCCGGGAACGGGAAATGACGGTCTCTGTCGCCTGCAGAGACTAAGCCGACGGCATAGATGGGAGTTGGCCCACTCCATGTCTTCGATAAAGCGCAACCTGCCCGCAGGTTGTCGTCGGCATACTCCGTCCAAGCGTGAATCGTGGGCAAACCACGCTTGCTCTCAACCTCCGCCCTCATCCTCCGAGTACCTTGCGTTTGTCAAGAGTGAGGTTACTCGGCTCTTTGCGCCTGGGTGGGACAGTAGGTACGGTTCCTTCGTCGGGAACCACCTACCCAACCCCACCGCCAGAAAACCGAAGCACTCGCGTGCTGACGTTCTCTGGGCTGGTCGGCGCTCGGAGTTTCTTACCTTGGCTACCTCTGAAACGGATTTGGCTCCGCTGCTAGAGGCAAGGTACAAAGAAGTCATGTCTGCAGGGAAGTGCCGTCCTCTCCTCATCTACGATAAGGAGATTGATCTTCTCGGGCCCCTCCACAAGTTGATGTACTCCCACCTGGGGAGGTTCGACTGGCTTCTTCGCGGTCCCCCGACCGAGAAAAGGATGACATCTGTCTGTGTCAGAGAGTACCAGACCTCGGTCGATCTGGTAAACGCGACTGACGGGCTACGCCACGACGTGGCGCTAGCCGCCCTTGACGCCCTTTTCTTCACCTCAGTGAAGATACCCCGCAGCATTCGCGCTCTCGCGAAGGCTTCTCTGAGTCCCGTGTTCGAAGGGACTTCGGGTGAACGTCTAAGGGTCAGGCACGGACAGATGATGGGCGCCTACCTCTCTTTCCCCCTCCTTTGTTTACAGTCTTACCTGGCTGCCCGTTGGGCAGCCCGGTTTGACAGCGAGGCACGTTTCCTCGTGAATGGGGATGACGCAGTCATCTCGGCCTCACGAGGTATCACTGTGCAGGACTACCCTGACGGGTACCGGCTCAACAGTGACAAGACGATCGTGGCTCGTAACGTGGTCGAGGTCAACTCAACCGCGTTCCTAAGGACTAGGGGGGGATGGCGCGAAGTTCGCCATCTCCGGAGAGGCGGTGCACTGACTACCGATTACGCAGGGATGCTGCATATGGCCGAGGCCGTTGTCAAGGCAGGTCCCTGCTGGGTCGACGCGTACCAGCGCGCTCGAATCGGTAGGCGGTGGGGTTTTCTCCCCTCCCAGTTAGGTCATACGACCTATGCCGCTTGGAAGAGAGAGCGGCAGATGACACGGAGTCGTTACTTTACTCCGCTCCCGGATCCTGCGTTGCGCCAGGATATGTCATCACTGCGTCGGATCGCAGGAAGAGATCCGACCCCCGTGGAAGCCGAAGCCTTGCGAAGCTTCTACTGGGAGCACGGGAGGAGGGGAGGTTTGAAGAGAGACGTATTCTCTCCGTCCTGCGGGAAAGTACGTCGGACTTACGGCTACTGGGCCCGGCCCTGTAGGTCATTCGTTAGCTACGTCTGCGCTCGACGAATGGCAAGGTTAAAAGTTCCTTCCGAAAACGCCGGTTTCGGCTTCCTCCTACCAGAGGATTTCGAGACCGAAGAAGAAATGAGAGCACTTGCCGGGCTTGCCTGTTACAGGGCGGGCCAGCATTTGGACGGTTGTCCTCATGCGCAGGCCGGCAAGTGATGAGTTCGGTGGTGCCTGCACCGCCTGTGGCCAATCGTGTCTGGCCCTTGAGACGGGAGTTTAATGTGTCCTTCCCAGAAGGCACTCCCACCCTTCCTAATCTCTGCGGCGTTGCTGAGTCCTGTAGAGAACCTATGCCGCCTCTTCGGAGGTTCGCGCTTGGCTCCAGTCGTTGACTGTCTGAGCCGTGACCGCCCGTGAGGGTAGTCTTGAACAAGGTCGCGCCGTGACGTCCTCCGTGTCGTGTGGGTGCTTAAGGAAGGGGGATAAACCGGTAGTTGCGAGCCGGTGTCTCACGGTTACCATTCGTCGCGGGGCTCTCCGAGCAGGACGATTGGCAGTGGAGGAGGTTAGTACCGCCGGGGTACGGCCTCTAGTGGC